AGATCCGTCCAGTTCACGTCTTTGGTCTGCCAAGCGTGGAACAGCACGGACAACAGCGTCAGAATGCCGGGAATCGTGGTCATCCAGTTAACTAACATTTTAGCCTCTTTTAGTTACACGGCCGCGATGTGCTATCGCGCGCGATACATTCGTAATACTTAAGGTCAGCGCAGCCGCTCAGCGCGAGCATAAGTCCCGCACAACAGCATAAACGTCGTTTATCCGATTTGACCAGCCACGCCCAAATGTGCCCCATGTCGGCAATCCTTTCAGGAAGCCCAGCCGCATGTCCGTCAAGCGGTTGCCAAGATAGGCTTTAGCGGCGGCGATAGTCTTAGGCCCGATCACGCCGTCCTGCGTGACGCCGACCAGCGACTGAAGATATTTAGAAGCGCGGCTAACGCCGCTGTTGACGGCAAAGTCGAACACGGCAAAGTCGAGCCCGTCCGGCAAATCATCGCCGCGGATCTTGTCCCAGTATTCCTGACGGTAAATTGCCGCGACTTCTGAATCGGCGATCTGATACACGTCTTTCTGCGACAGACCGTGCTTAGCGCGCCACGCATTGTAGGTATTTTGCGTGACGCCGTAGGCAGTCCGACCGCCAGGATCACGCGGATCGTCGACCTTGCCGCCTTCGTAGCGCAGCGTCGCCTTCAGCGCGGCGTCGTAGTTCTCTTTCATCGTTGGCTCACCAAGTCACGGATGCGATCTAGTCTTTCAAACACCTGATTCAGCACCTGATTAAAGTCCTCGCGGGTCACATAGCGCCCGGCGACTAGCACTTCAATCTGGCCGACCTTCTCCGCCAGTTCCTTGTCGGCTTGCTGAAGATCCTTCACGGCCGCCCAGACAGTGTTGAGCGTCCAGCCGCCCAGCACGCCAATCACGCCAATGGCTACGTCAAAGAGAACTTGATATTCGACCATAATTATCGCCTCGTGAACCGTGCGTAAGGATCAATCATGCTGTTCTGGCCTTGATACGCCAGACCTTGCGCGCCGGCTGCGGCCAATGACGGGAGATTTCCGTAGTTAATTGGCGGCGCGGCAACATTACCGAGGATGTTAGACTGAAGCTGTTGCGATGCTCGCATGGCGTTGGCCGTCTGGCGCTTCTTGGCCAAAAGACCCGCGCTTGCCGCGCCTATAGCGCCTAACGCGCCAATGTTGGCGTAATCGTCCATCAGATATTTTTCGCGGTATTCAGTCGGCATAAAGCCAACCGCAAACGGCGCGGCCGTCAGACCCGCTTCGGCCAATCCAGTCTTGGTGAAGCTAGGTGCAAACGCGGCCATAAAATTGATCGCTCTTGACGACGAGCGACCACTGGCTAGATCGCTTATTATCTTTTGTTGCTCAGGTGTAAAAGACTTATACGCCCCAGACTTTTTGAGCGCTGTAAACTGTTGCTTTACACCTGTTGCAAAGTTAGGCGCTTCTCTAGCAGCCGTCATCGCCGCTTGAACGTCGGCGTTTCTAAACAGCCGAGCGTCCGCCTCTATGGATTTGGTAAGATTCGACGTTCCCTTAGCCGCCGCCAACTCGCCGCCGGGGACCGCGTTCATCGGTTCGTTACGAAACAAGTCGATACGTTCGACAACATCGTGCGCCATAGCGCGCTCGACATCGTTTGCGGCGGGATTTTGGAATATAGTGCCGGCGTCTTTGCGCAGACCATGTATGTCTGCCATCGTAACGTCTTTGCCTTTGGTCGACGCCAAATCGGACATAACGTCGTTTATGTTTCCGAATCGCGCTTTCTTCGCTGGATTCCATTGGTATTGGTTTTTGAAATCCTGCTCCATGCCGCTGACAAAGTTGTCATAGGCAGAGGCGTCATATTGAGCGCCAGACGAATAGGCTTCAGCACGCAGATTACGGGCCTTCTGGCCAAGATCCTTAGCGCCCTGTTCGATGTTCTGCGCCATCGTCGGCGCTGCGCGGGTCGCGCCGCGCTCAATAGCGCCCATCGCGCGTCCGCCAAGGCCGCCGCCCAGCACGCCGAGGCCAAACTGAAAGTAAGGGTTCTCGCCGCCGGCGACTTCTTTGTAGTATTCAGGCGCAGCGCCACCGATAGCGCCGGCCGCCGTCTGCGCGGCAGGGCCAGCCGCAAACCCTTCCGCCATGCGCGCGCCGCGAGTTTCTGGCGCAAGATAGCGCAGCAACGCATTAGCGCCGCGTGCTTGGGTCAGACCACCAATCGCGCCGCCAACCAAGCCGGCTTCGACTTTTTCGGCCGGAGTCTGAGGCCGATACGACGGCGTAAACCGCTCTTGGAACATTTCAACCGGCGTTCTGACCGGCTGTGCGCCGAACGCTGGCGCAGCGATATTGTAAAGAGACGTGCCAAGTTCGGCCGCGCCAAGAGCGCCCGCGCCCAACGCCGCCGCCGGCAGAGCCCCCACGCCAAGTGCAGCGCCTGCTAAACCGCCAAGCCCAGCAGCCGCTGCGGTCGGCAACGCTTCACCGACAGCAACTTCCGCCGCGCGGCCAAGCGTCAGACCTTCCGGTTTGCCATACTTTGCGTATGGATTTGCTGAGGGCTTGCCGTATTTAGCGTATGGGTTTTCCATTTAGCGCCCCAGGATCTTTGCCGCCAAGCCCGGCACGCCAAAATGCTCGTCAAACATCGCGGCCGTGTTCGGATTAGCCCGCAACTCTTCAATCGCCGCCGGAGGAATGCCAGCCGCTTCAGGTGGCGCAGCTTTGGCCGCTTCGATCTGACGACGACTTTCGGATTTAGCCGACGAACCGGAAATGTCCACATTCGTGCCGAACGATTTATTAAGATTGTTCAACGTTGCACGAACAGATTCGACGGTCGCTTTGGGGTCACCCAACGCTTTGATGGCGTTTTTAACGTCGAAGTTAGAGTTAAGTTCCTGCGCCGTCTTGCCGGTGGCACGAGCCAGAACCGACACGAGATTCTGCCGGATGCTGTCGACCGTATCGCGGGTCGACTGGATCGGAGAACCCGTGAAACGTCCATACGCCTGGCCAAGCCAAGACGCGCCGGTAGAGATCTCCGCGTTTTTAGCCGCCGTATTCTTGACGCTAGGCACACCGCCTTGCTCAGCGAGATATTCGATCTCGTTGCCAAAGTTGGTGAGCATGTTCTCAAGTTCGACCTTGCTCTTGTATTTGTTCGTCTGACCGAGCGGCGCGCTGGCGATGAACTGCTGCTGACGCGTAGCCGTGTCTTGAACCGGAGCGGGCTGCTGCATCGGCGTGGGCTGGGGTGTAGGCGCGGGGCCAAACGTCGGCGCAGCCACGGGCGCGACAGGCGCAGCCATAGCGTTGACCGGCTCAGCCGCCGGGGCCATAGCGTTCATTGGCATGGCGCGCAGAGACGGTTGTTCACCCGTCAACGGAACGGTCGCAGCAGTCTTATAAGGGCCAATACCACCCATAACTTTGCCGACGTAATCCCCCACACCCATGTTCACGTCGCGCGCGCCAGCTTTTGTCGCCTGCGCAAGCGGTCGGCCGGAGAACCAGACCGATACAGCGTCTTCAAGATTGCCGTATTTTTTGACGTTGCGCGTAAACTGGTCTTCGAAGACCTTTTCCTGTGCTTCCGGGCTCGCTAGGAACTCGTCAGGCGTCATGGACTTGCCAAGCGCCTGTTTCGTCCATGTCGGAATGTTCGCGCCCATGACCTGATACTTGCCGTAGGCATGGTCGACGCCGCTTTTGCGCTTAACCTCTGGGCCAATCGCGCCGTAATTACCCTGCGGGCTGCCAGACTCAACGTTAGCAACACCGGCTTTGGCTTGATTGACTAACGCGGCCGTTCCGTCCGCCGCCGGCGCTGCCATAGGTGCAGCAGCGGGTGCGATCTCGCCAGCCTGCCCGCGCGTCGTCTTGCTGCGCATACGCTCTTTATACTCATCAGGCGTCAGGATCTCGGTGCCCGTCTGATTCGTATAGTATTCAATCTGTTGTTTTTCGCCGCGCACAGGCGACCATTTTTCGGGCGCGGCTTGAAATGACCCGGACACCATACGCTCAGCTTGCGTATAGGGGTCAAAAATAAACATTGCCTTGCCACCGCGACCGTCGACCTGCGTTTCGCGTTCATGCGGCGTGACGGTTTTCATAAAGTCATCATGCTGCATAAGCAGCGCACGCTGCGTATCCGCGCTAAACTGCGTCGGCAGACCGCCAAGAATCGACGGCGCTTTTGGCTGAAACTCGCGCAACAGTTCATTATACTTGCCCTGCGACGCCGGATCAGTCGGGTTTAACTGTTGAACGCGGCTCTTAAAAATGTCCGCGTTCTTAACCGCAAAATCCAGTTCGTCCGCCTGCGCCTTTCGCTGTGCGGCTTCAGCTTCTTGCTTATATTTAAGCCCGGCAAGTTCTGTTACTTGCGCTAGTTTTTCTTCTTCAAGCTGATTGCGCCGCAACGCTGCACCCTGCGCATACGCGCCGAGTAGATTTACGTTAGGGACTTCAAGCGTAGGAAGCGGAGAATATTGAACAGCCATTTTTATTAACCCATCAAAGTAGGACCAAGACCGCCTCTAGGATTATAGCGCGCAAAACCTTGCGGCGCTTGATAAGTAGACCCGCGTTGCGCGGCTGCGCCTAACGCGCCGCCCATGCCGCCCCCATACGCAAGCGCCGCAGCCTGCATAGCTTGACCGGCTAGTGACGACAACGCATTAATCGGGGCCATAGCTTGTTGGCCTTGAATCGTGCCGATATTAGAGAAGCCCTGGCCAAGCGACTGGCCTAACCCGCTCTGAAGACCGGCTAACGTGTTGCCTGTAGCCATGGCGTTAGTGGCGAGTTGTTGGCCCGTGGACAGATTAGCATTAGCCAACTGACCGCCCGTGCCCGTGTAAACATTACTAAGATTACCGCCGGCGGTGTTGTATAGATTGGCTAGATTTGTTCCTGTCGTGCCGAATACATTTCCTAAATTAACACCAGTCTGCCCGGCAAGACCAGTTGCCGTGCCGGCCGCCGACAATCCACCCGCAGATAAGCCCTGAAGCCCTTGCGTCACAGCCTGACGATTAGCCATGAAACGATTATAGGCGTTCTGATATTCTTGACTGCCAGCCTCTTGGCCATAACGCGTGCCAGCTTTCAGTGCTGCGCCAGATCCGCGCAAACCAGACGCGCCAAGCGTCGACTGAAGCGCCTGCTGTCCCTGCGCCAAACGGAACGCATAGCCAGGGTCCATTTGAAGCTGTTCAAGTCCCGGCTGTTGCGTGTATTCGCCGCCTTGGCCATAGAGCGCCGCAAGACGGTTTGTCGCGCCTTCGCCGGCCTGAAGGTATGGCTGTTGGAACCCAATACCTCGCGTATAATAATCTTGTAGCGCCTGCGCGCTCTGTTCTTCGCCGCGCCGTAATGCCGTTGCGCCAAGATCACGATTTTCAATGAGCGCTTGCGCGCCGCGCTGCCGCCCTTCCAGAAGCGCTCGTTCCGCCGCCGCCTGCGACGCGCCAAGATCCGAACGCTGCTGTGCTTCTGCCGCGCGGGCTCTATCGGCCGCCTGCTGATTAGCGACGGCCTGAATTATCATGGCCTGCTGCGTGGCCTGCTGTTGCGCGCGTGAAGCGGAACCAATGCCCATGTCAGATCTCTCTTGTTAGCATACCGTCCGGCTGACGACGGAAGCCTAGTCTTTCCAATATACCATACATGAAATCGTTCCCATCATCGACCCTTGTAGACCGCATGTCCGAGAGAATTTCTTTTAGTAGCCCTTTAGTCGCCCATCTCCGCCGCCAATGCGGCAGGATCGACACATGCGTTTCACCGTCTTTTTTATACACCGCGCCAATAGGCTCAAGATCTCTAATAATTACAGACACATGCCAGTCAGCCATTTCCTGTTCGTATGTGTCGTAATCCATAGGATGCCGCCAGTCCGTAGCGGCGTATCCTATTTTAAGACCTAGCGTCCTGTTGTCTATAACGTCAGTTGTCATTCATACAGCACGTTGATAGAGCCGGCGTCAAAGTTAGCCGTGCCGGACACGGTAGTGATCGTTAGCTGCGTCATTAGACCGGTCAGCGTGACGCGACCGCCGCCCGTCATAACCGCTGTCGTGCCGGCTTTAACCGTATGATCCGCGATGTAATAATAGTTAGTCGGGTCAACGACGCTTATGACCAGAGTGCCAGACACCGTATCAGCCGCCGCCGTGCTGTTAATGATAAAGCCCGCCGTAGAATCACCAACCGTCGTCCCCGCCGCCGCTAAACGCGCGCTTGTGGAGACATAGCCGGTCGACACAATGCCGCCAGACGGGCCAATCTTAACCAGTAACGGCGACGTGCTGTCCGTTGAGACGCCCGCGAACATGACCGTGATGCGCCGCGCCCATGTCGGGATAGATGTAAACGAGATTGACGTGCCGGTCGTCGACGCCTGCGTGGTTTTGCCCGCAATACGCAGATAATCGCCGGCGATGGCGCTGTTCTTACAAAGAACGCCCGCCACGGTGACGCCAGCGCTCGCCGTGTATTCGGCAATCGTGTCGATGCTGGCGGTGCCCGTCATGGCGAACTGCGTCAACGGCGTAGTCGTGCCAATACCGACCGAACCGTCATTCGTTACGACAAACGGCGTCGAGTCAGGATCGGTGCTGTCTTGCACAACCAGCGCGTTGCCGGTGCCGATCTGCGTGATCTTGAGCGCCGGACCAATCGAATTGGTCGAAATAGTCACGTTGCCGGACAGGACCGGCGACACGGAGGTCAGCGGGGCCGTCACATAATCGACGGTCCAGATCTCAACTTCATTCTCATCGGTCAGTTTGAACTTATACGACGCCTCGCCCAGCCAAACATTAGCCTCGCCGCGCGAATCCAGAATGACCGGGTTTTCGTTCGGCACAAGACCCGTGTAGTCCGTATAAGTGTTCTGCGGCGTGGTCGATCCAGCCTCATAGCTGTATAGTTTACCGCCAACCAGCGGCGTGCCGTCAGCGTAAAAGAATTGGGCTTTTGGGGTAGGAGTTACGACTGCCATTATCCACCTACACAACTGGTTACGGTCAGGATGACCGAAGGAATAGCGGGAACTGGGCTAGACGCCGCCACATACGGAATTGACACGCTTGTGCTACTAGCCGAATAGATCAGTTCAAAATAATCGCCAGCTTGAAGGTTTAGCACGAAATTCCACGCCGCGACAGCCGCAGCATTCAAGCCGTTGGCAAGCGTCACGTTAGTAGCAGAATCGGCTACATCAACGCCATTTATGCGCGGCCAGATATAAATTTGTTTCGTGCCGCCGCCGGTTTCTTTCAACTGCGCTGAGAACTGGAAGTTATACGTCGCCGTGTTGTCTACAAATATCTGCGACGTGACGGGGCCAACATAGACGCCGTAAACCAACTCAGACCCGTCAGCGCGTTCATAAGTATTGTTGAACGTAATCGCGTAGGCCGTATTAATAACAGCCGGCGTGAACGTCGTTGTGCTGTAGAATGAGCCGTAACGACGCCCGGCCTCGACGGCGATATAGGTATTGTAGAACCAACGATACCATTCGCGGGTGACGAAATTCGTCACCTTATCCCAGATCGGGACACGCGCGGCCGGTATAAGCGTATTGTTAGGGAGATTAGGCATTCGTCGGGTCCACTATGAGTTCTGCGCCCATAATGGCGATCTTGACCGGATCAGTGCCAGAGATCTCATATACGCGGTCACGCAGCTTGAGCGTCATACCCAAACGCCGCCAGATCGTGCGGTAGCCATACTGGCCAATACGGCCCATAGACTTCCAATGCTCATTTGACCATGTGTGACCGCCATCGTCCGACCAGCGCAGCATGACCTGCGGAACGATACCGGGGGCCGGGAGATTAAGCGACACAACGATATAATCGCCGTTTTCACAGATAATATTTTCAAGCGATTCATCGGCAAGATAAGTCGTGCCGAGCAAGCCATAGTCGTTACTGGCCAAACCTACGCCGGCTTCGCAATCCAGTTGCAGACTGTGCTGCGTCGTGCGCTTTAGGTTGTTCTCGCTAGTCGGCAACGCGCGCCATGACCGCAGCCATTTTTGGATCGTGCCGGCTTCGGTATAGACGGTCGGGTCATACGCGAAGACAAGACCGCTGAAATAGTCACCGATGACGATTTCATTGTTAAAGTTCATCTGGCACTGACCACGATGACGCGTAAATTGGCTGTTGTTCCAGCCTGCGCGCTCATGCCAAACGCCGGTCGCTACATCGTAAACCCACGTCGTATTAGCCGTGGGGAAATTCAGCACATAGAAGCTATGACCATCTTGCTGATAAGTGTAAGCAACGGCGTCTTCTAAGGTAGAGTATTGTTGGATTTGCCACTCAACAGCGTGCGTCGAGATGCGCTCGCCGGAGTAGCCTTTTGACCGATAGACGATACCGTTACCGCGAGCGTCGCGGCCAAGCCAGAACAGGCCGTTGTCCAGTTTGGCGACGGAATAAGCCGCAAGACAACCAATTTCGTTGAACGCGCCTTGAATACGCGCCAGCGGAAAGTCCGGCGTGCCAGCGTTATACCAGACTTCGACAGTGTTAACGCCAAACAGCCAAATTTCACGATGATCAACAATCAACGTGACAAGGTTATCGGGCGACCCTTCAGCGCTGGCGAACGCAAGCGAGTCAATAGACAAACCGTTGTAAGATTCCGTGACCCAAAAACGCTGGCTGTTAGGTTCGTTATAGACAAAATAGCCGTCAATAAATCCAACACCGACAGCGCCATAAAAGTCTGGATCGGTGATCTGTGCAAGAAACGGCGAAAAGGTTAATGTAACGCCAGTAGCCGTAGCTGTTGCAGCCTGTGATAATTCAAAGGTTGTGTCATTCGTGATGCTGGCGACAGTTGTGCCGGCCGGAATGCCCGAACCGGAAACAGGTTGCCCGACCCAGATAGCGCCGGTAAAAGACGTAACAACGGTTGTGCTTGTGTTCGTCGTGTTGCAGGCCAGCGTAAAGTCGCTGTTATTGTAGATGTAGCCATATTGTCCGGCCGCGATAAACATCTGCGTGCCGTTATCGGTCATATTAACTGAGCTAGTGCCAAGGATCGTGCCTAATTCGTGATACGACCAGTCAGTGTCAATGCGGTATAATTTGGTGCCTGCGACGGCATAGCCATAATACCCATACTGCCACATGCCACGCACGGGGCCAGTCGGAAGCTGAAGAAGCGTGCGCAGCCCTGGCACGCGCTGAAGCCAGCCAGGTTCTTTGCCGGCTTCAGGGATTATCTCAGGGAATAAATTGACCATGCGGCTATCTGCCGCATTTGGGCTACGCAGGACATAAGACGAGCCAAGGATAGGCGTCTTCATTAGTAGTTTCCGGCGTAGATATTATAGCGCTGACGTGTGCCGACGATGCTGTAAGGCAGCGCCATGATGTCATCTGGGTTATTGATACGCTTCAGGTTGCGCTTGCTGTACATGGCGATGCGCTGCACCTGTGCGGAGGGCTCGACGCCAAACTCCGGCGCAATTTCACACGCCAGATTGTAGCGAAACGCCCGCAGATAGCCCGGCGGGACCGTAAGCTGCGTCGCCAACTGCGCCGGGCGCGTCAATTCCTCTACCGAAATAAAATGCCATTCCAGCAACCGTAATGGCACCGGATAGATATACATTTCAATGTCTGGATAGGTATTGTTGACAAACATGACTTGCGGATAGGTCGACGTGACCGTTTTAACCGCGATGCCGTCATACTGCTGTTGATTGATCAGCTTGATGCCATAGGACACATTGGTCTGCGGATCACGGAAATAAGTCGCGTCGTCTAGCAGAATGGGCCGATTGCCAACAAAATCGCCGGTCGGGCCAAGCGTCCGGTTAAGCTCTCCGGGCGGCCATAGAAACACTTGATCCTGCGTTGAAAAGACCGCCAGACGTTCCGTGTTCCACGAGTCGATCATCTGGTTGAGGGCTGTCAGAGCGTCCTGCGACGTTTCCGACGAAGGCGTTTCGCCCTCTGCGAGAACGCCCAGAAGTCTCAGGGCTCCGTTGATCTGCTCGCCCGCCGTCGTCATCAGGATCGAACCTTTCCCAGCCGTTCTCTTCGTCGGCTTCCGCTTCCATTTCCAGCGTAGCGATCTTAACGCCATGCACGTCATGACGCAAATAAATGAGGGCCATTTTACACCTATGGGAAGGGCCAGGCGGCCCGTAGGCCGCCCGTAGGATTAGATTAAGACGCCAGAAGCGGGACAGAATACCAAGTGGTCGAGTCATACGCGACCAAGAGCGACGACGTATAAGCCGCCAGCACATAGTTGGAATCCGCCGCAATAGCGTTCACAGCGTCGCCAGACGCCGGCCAGACCTTCAGAACAGCATTAGCGTTGTTCTTCAGGATGACCGTGCGGCCCGCAACAGCCGCCGGCAGAAGAATGCCTTTGGTGCCGTCCGCGCCGGATACGAGCGTAAAGCCGTCCGAAACAGCCGCCGCGTTGGCTTGGGTAGAACCCGCAGCCGCAACAGTAGCCGATTTCAGATAAAGGCCGCCGGTCGTCGTGATGTCAGACGCAGTAACCGAGGTAGCGCCGGAAATAGAGCCTCCGCTGATCGTCGCGCCCGTGATGGTTGTGCCAGCCACGAGTTCGGGATCAGAGAAGGCAACACCGACAGGTTTAGTGTTAGGCATTGCCTTCTCCTATAATTAACCGATGCGGTAAAGCGACCAAGTGCCCGTGCCCGTTTTGCGAGCGCGGAACATCTGGGCGGTGCCGGCCGTCGCAACGACCGTCATCAGGCCAACCAGCGTCCAGCCCGTGTTGGTCGTCAGCGTGATAACGCCGGTGCCCGTGCCGTCGACGTTGACGACCGAAAAGTCGAAGCTCTCGCCAACAGCCGCCGCAGACGGAATGCCGACTTCCAGAACCGCGACGGTCGGAAGCTGATATGAAGCCGCCGTGCCACCTGGCGAGCCGAGCAGAATGCCGTTAAGCACCTGCGAAGCCGTCAGCGTGGCCGAAGCGGTCGCCGTGGCCGGAACGGCCGTAGCAAACATATTCGGCTCGTTGAGGTTGCCAGCGCCAAGCTGATACCCGCCCGTGCCCTGCGAAAGCGGCGGATTAGGGCCAAAGGATTCGAGCGGATAAGAAGCGCCCTGAGTAGTGATAGCCATGATCTAATGCTCCTTAATTTGAGAGGAAGAAGGGGCCGAAGCCCCCTCTATTAGCCCCAAAGGCGAACCGCCA